TAGGTGCTTCTGCACAACCAGCCCAAGATACCCCAAATACAACCACCCCACAGGGGCCAAACAAACCAGGCTCTTCAGAAGAAGAAATTCTGCTTTCCAAGCTCACAGATAAACTGAAGACCATATTCCCAACAAGAACAGAATTGGAGAAGTTCTTAAAGAATAAGAATTCGGCTGATGAAAGAGAAGAGGATAACCTTGCTTCTTCTTTCGAGGCAATTGCAGCCAAACTACAGAAGAGATAACCTCCTTTTGGAGGCTACCATGCAAACGCGTTTTAGAGTGGTCGGCTGGAGACGTTTTGGAGCTGGGCCTTTTACCGGACGCTACCAAGAACTCCGAAAAGAGTGGCTGTTGTTTGGAATAGTAATCTGGTCAGTTGTACTAGACTCAGAGGATGTGCCTTCTTACGTAGAAATATCGAATGCATGTTTTGGTGACACTAGTGGTTGGGCGTCAAAGTTCGCTTCCAAATATGGGCCATTTGGCCGTGATGGGATCAAAATAGATGAATAGAAGAAAGTTGGTAAGCGAACCCTACGGAGTTGCTCCTACTGGTCGCAAGGGAGTTGCTATCCTTCAGGCAGATGACGGCTGTTATTATGAGATGGACGCGCCAAGAGCACGTCGAATTGCGGCTTGTGTCAATGCTTGTCTGAATATCCCGACACGCGAATTGGAGCGTCGATTCAGAGACAGCAAGAATGTGGACGATAGGTAAGTCCTATAGGAGGCGAGGAGGGGGAAAGGCACGTTTCTGCGGCATGCGCGGCGAACACCCTATCTTCCGACATGACGATATTATGTTTGGTTCATCTGGCAAGGAAGGCAGGTTGTTGCATCACAAACATGGAACACTTTTCTGTATACCAGGATCACAAAGGATGTGTCGTCCTTTTGATGTGATCGAGTGTGACTAGGAGGATAGTAAGATGATGACGATGTCTCTTTTTGTTCAGTTCAAATCCGATAAGGCTGTTGCGGGAGAAGTTCAAGCGAAAGGATTTACTATCGGTGCGGATTATCCGGTGTTCTGTATTGATCCTTTTGAATCAGAAGAAGGCGAGGATGAGACTCGATTTCTCGTTTCGAATAGAGACGGTAATTTCCACTGGTTCCCAATGACGCATTTCAAACGAGCGCCAGCCATGACGTATTTTAAACGAGCGCCAGCGAAGTCAAGCAATGGGAGCATTGGCCGGAAGTACTAGATGATAGCAAGCATCGAAGACAATCATTGGATAACTATACATCAGTTATCCCCTGATATCGAGGAGCAACTGATCTCCTGGTTCAGTGTTCGAGATCCACAATCGTATTATCTGAACACTGAATCGGGATGGGATGGCTGGTACAGGCGTTACCAGGTATCAAAGCAGCGTCTTGCTCTCCCTTATCTAAACGAACTTATCGCGAGATGTGGGAAAGCTAACATTCCATTGGAGATTGAGGATAGAAGGGGAGCACCTCGCTTTCCTGCACCACAAGAAGATCAGATAACAGAGAAATTTTTGGATGGCATTACACTAGAGGGGTATCAAGTAAGGGGTATACGTGCTTGTTGTGCTGAAGAGATTGGACTGGTATCTTCTCCTACTGGTTCCGGCAAGACTGAAATGATCTGCGGTTTAGTAAAGGCTTTTCGATGCCCGACTGTTATTGTTACTGAGCAGATCGTCGTTCTGGAACAGATTGTTGAGCGTCTTGCCCTAAGAAATGTCGTTCATAATGATGATATTGGGATGTTTTGCTGTGGTTTTATGCCAAGCAATAATCTTGTTCTCGTTGGTAGTATCCAATCAGTTTCATCACCAAAGAGACCAAATAGGACTGCGTTGGCTGAGAAGTTTGATGTTGCAAATGCTCTTTCTATACTTGAGGGGTGGTGCTCAAAGGGCAATCCGGTCGTTCGTAAATTGTTCCCAACAGCTCTTGCTGATGCTCTCTATGATAACCCAAGCGGTGTTCATAGGCTTCACGGGAAGTATCTTCAAGTCGTGACGGATCATTTTCTGAGCGAGACTTGGAAACGACTTTGGAAGGCGTTTTCCACCAGACTATCAAACGCCCAGAAGATCCAAGAGTTGGTTAAGAGATGCGATCTTGCTATTATTGACGAGGCTGATCTGGCTACAAACCAGCTCTATACAACTTTCTTTAAGAAATACTTTTCTGGAAGACGTAGGTATGGTTTTACTGGTACACCATACGACAAGAATAAGCCTGTCCAGGCCCTGTTTCTGCGTGAGAATCTCGGGAACGTGATCTTTGAGGTTCCACGAGCTGAAGTTGAAGCTGCTAAACGAATTATTCCGATTAAGTTTTATATGATTGGTATTGGGGAAGGCGGGAATAGAGAAGATAAGAGAGCGTTTGATATTGCCATGAAGCAGGAGATTATCGAAAACAAGGCCTTCCATCAGCGAGTCGCAGAAATCGTTTCTGCATTCCAGAATGACCGAAGCCTTATTTTGGTGGATACGAGCCCTATTGCCCCATTAGGTGTTGGGTTAGAAGAATGCATAGCTGGATCAAAATTTATTTATGGAGGTACGCCGAGGAATATAAGAAATAGATATGTAGAGGATTTCGAGAATGGCAGACTTTCCTGTTTGATCGGAAGTAAGATCTTCAGGCGAGGGCTTGATCTTCGGGGCGGTGTTGACAATCTGATCATAATCGGAGGTGGGAAGAGTTGGTCCGATTTTGATCAGAAATTAGGTCGTGCAGTGAGGGTCAACAAACGTGGCTGGTCGAGAGTATTTGGTTTCTTCTACTTCAATAATAGATATTTGTACCGACACTCGCGAGAGAATCTCAAGGCCGTGGTGGACTTGGGATACGAGACAAAGGTGATCGTCGGTGGGACGGAGATTGAAGGTGACAAGTTCATCCGTTCAAAATTCCGTATCCCGAAAGGGAAAGGCTGATTCGTTCGAACGTCGGGAGATCCTCCCGAAAAATCATTATTTCGACAATGAGAAGGTTGAAAGGCTCCTGTGCAGGTATCTCCAGGGGGCTTGTACTGATGTGGGACTCCGTGATGAGATCATGGTCTGCGCATCAGAACTTATCAGACAAGTGATGAAAGCTCACAATTTATCGCAGATCTGCCCAGGAAAAGATGATTCTTCGATTAATGATTTGTTCCAGACTGCCTGGCTCCAGATCGAGGGGGCGTTATACAAGTTCGAAGCAAGACCCCATTGCTCTTGTTGTTATAACAACATGCGACCAAATGATTCATTGTTGTGTGATGAATTTATTTTCCCGAAGGACTTAGTAAAACGGCATTCAAAATGTCCGCATTGTACGGAGTCATTAACTGTTGATACGATCTATTATAGGGGGTTGTCCAAGGTATTCAACATGTTTTCACAGATTGCTAGGACGGTGATTCTAGCATATATCAAAAAAGAAAACAGAGACCGTAAGAATCATCCGGTTTTCCAGACACATGTTCGTAACAAGATTATACCGAAGAGTGACGTGTTGGAGCGTTTTCTTACTGAAGCTCGTGAAATTTGTAGGTACAACAAGGACCATATGTTGATTGTTGAAACTATTGAAAAACTCTACGAAACTGATGAGAAACCTCATGAAGGACTGATTACCAAACTCGTTGAAAGAACTGATCTTCCGAGATCAACAATTACAGAATTCTTGCATTTGATTAGGGCGAGAAGTTTTGAATTTACTGATAGTCCTATTAATGAGGAATTTGAGACAATTAAACATAGGTACGAAGATGTAAACTCTGGAGATCGTGATTATGGATAATCTGCAGGAAGCAACACCCAAATCAACAAGAGAAAAGATGCTTCGCCGAACAAGACCAAAGAAGTTGACGCCTCGGACAAAGAGCTTAGTTGGTCGTGTGGTGCCAAAGAAGAAAGGCAATAATGATCCTCGTAGGGGTGGTAACAGAATCCATAATGAACTGAAGGAATCGATTGTCTTTTTGGGTCATAATCTGGACAAGTCAGACAAAGAACTCCAGGAAGCAGTTAATAACTTCGAACACAAAAAGTCTCTATTGGGTCTTGTTACCCATATGATTGCTGTTGGGATTGATGAATGGAAAGAATTAAATGGCAGATATGTCAGTTCAAGTGGCGTTACTGCCTCGCCAAGATTATGGGCACTGATGGAAGATGGACATTTGCGTCATAAATATAAAAAGGAAGCGCCAAGGTGGGACCTTGGAAAGCTTAATCTGATTAGGAGCTATTGTGAGCGAGCAAGAAATACCGAAGGCTGATGCCACGTTAGTCCAACTTCTTGAGAGTCTGTCTCCGAAGTCAAAAACTACCCCGCAACCAGAAAATAATGAACAAAAAGAGCAAGCGCCTATTGAAGAAGAAGAGGTTGAGGAGGTTGAAGAGGATATCGTCGAAGACGCACCAGTACCGCCACCGCCAGCACCATTAGTCCCAGTAGAGGAGCCAGTCTATACGCAACCAAACAATGACCCAGTTGTTCCAAGTGAGTTATTAGTTCCAACACCAGAAAAAGACGATGAATTGGGCGTGAAGGATCTTCTGCAAAAGTTCCGAACTCACGCCAATAAAATTATTGGCGATCATGATGCTGATCGACAACAGATCCAGGAAGCAATTAGGATGTTGCAACCGTATGTTGAACAAAGCGTCGCTGGGAACAAACCAAAGGTTACTTCTATAATTGTTGAATCGTGGGCTAAGCTTCTACAGACCAAAGCAGAGATCACAAGTAATGGAGTTTCTGTTCTTGATTCAATATCTCGATTGATTTCTGCTGCGAAGAATAACCAGATTGTATTGAACCAACAAAATGTTCAAGCGGGCAGCGTAGACTTAAAAGATATACTTAGTCAGCCTCTGGAAGAGGATGAAGATGGATCTAAGTAATCTCAAAACTTTGGTCAAAAGATGTCAGGGGAGCCCTATTTTCTTCATTAAGAACTTTTGTAAAGTAAAACACCAAAAAGCAGGAATCATCCCATTCGATTTATTCAGCTACCAGAGAAAGTCAATAATGACCTTTCTCAAGAACAGATTTGTGATTTATAGGAAAACGAGGCAGTGCTTCGCTGGATCGTCGCAAGTTTGGACTCCTAGCGGTCCTCATCGGATTGATGAGATTACGGTTGGGGATTTGGTATATTCTCTGGACCAAAATGGCATACTTCGAACTAGCAAAGTAAGAAAGGTCTATGCTAATGGTCTAGGTGAATGTGTGGAAGTACGTACAAAGACCGGTCATCGCTCGATCGTTACTCCAGATCACGAATTTCTTACGCGGCGAGGTTATGTTCGGGCTTCAGATCTCTTAGCAGATGACGTGATTGTAGAAGTTTTTGAACCGCAACGTTATGGACGAAACGTGTCTAGATCTGAGTCGATTTTGCTGGGATATTTATTGACCGATGGATATTGTGGAAGACGTCAGGTTCATTTTACGAATACTCGTTGGAAGTATCTGCTTGAATTCCAGAAGCATTTCACGATTAGGTTCGGACAAGTTCCGGTTCTCAAGAAACACTCTAGCTCTGGGTTTGGTACCGAAAATGCCTTTCGTGTGTATAGTTATTCTCCTGACTGCAAGAAATGGTTACAACGACTCGGGATTTTGGGCTTGACCAAGGACAAGAAATTCATACCAGAAGATGTTTTTGCTTGGAACAATGAATCAATTGCAACTTTGATAAACCGGATGTTTGCGGCAGACGGTTGGTACGCCGCTGGATCTGGTGGAACTAATGAAGTAGTAATTGGTCAAATTTCGATTCGGATCTTGTATCAACTCAAGCAACTTTTGAGTAGGTTTGGTATTAATTCCAGAATATATGAAGATGCTGATCCTATTCCAAAATTGCGGATTAGTGGAGGTCCAGATTTCGAAAAGTTTGTTAAATATATTGGGATTTTTGGCAAAGAGCCACGAAATAAGATTACCAAAGGTTTTATTTTCAACCGAATAAAGGGACAAGTCAAGAGTGTAAAGAGAAAACCCAAATACGAGGTGTATGATCTTGAGGTACCTCCTTATCACAATTATGTGATTGATGGTGCAGTTGTCCATAACTGTGGTATTTCGACACTAACGGGAGTGTTTGCTCTTTGGTATGCGATGTTCTTCGCTCATAAAACGATTTTGATCGTTTCGAAGAGAGATGAAGATGCGAAGGAATTTCTAAAGAAAAATGTAAAGATTCCATATGACTATTTGCCTGATTTCATGAGAAAATTATGGGGCGATCCACCACCAGTCTATAACGAGCACCAAATTGTTTTCAACAATGGGTCGTCTATAAAGAGTCTGACTTGTCACCCAGATACTTTGCGATCAAATGCTTCATCCCTGAACATAATTGACGAGTCTGGGTTCATTTATTGTATGGACGCGATGTGGGCAGGTGGTGGACCTACGGTTATGTCAGGCGGTTCGGTTATTGTTATCAGTACGCCAAATGGTGTCGGTAATTGGTACCATTCGACGTTGATGGACGCAATTGAGAAAAAGAATCCGTTTTGTCCTATCGAAGTCGATTGGTGGGATATGGATTGGACTCTTGAATACACCGATGAGTTTACTAACAAAAAGATTCGTATCGCTCCAAGGGATGGGATTAGGAAGTGTGAGACGGAAGAGGAGATAGAGAAGTGGGGGCCTTGGTACAGCCCCTGGCTGGAAAGCCAGTATAATCTAATGCAGCAACGTGGTGAGGCCCATAAATTCAGACAAGAGGTGTTGTCAGAGTTTATTGGTGTGGGCGGAACGATCCTCCCGAAAGCACAGTTGGATGCGGTAAATCGCACAACGAATAGGAATTATAGGACAATAGAGACTGTGAATTATAAGCATCCTACTACCAACATGTCTCATGAGCTTAATTTCCAGAATCAGTTGTGGGTTTGGCATCCACCAGTTCGGCCAGTAGCTCCGGTCGTAGAGAACAACCGAATTATTATTCCGGAAAAGCCTGGTCATGTCTACACAATCGGCGTGGACGTGGCGAGCGGTGAAGATGATGACTTTAATGCGATAGAAGTCATTGACTGCACAGCGCGGCAACAAGCCGCAGAATTGAATTTGAAATGTTTGCCTAGTGAATTGGTTATGATGGTTGATTATCTTGCGCGTTGGTATAATAATGCCTTTGTGATCCCAGAACGCACAGGTATTGGCACGACAGTCTGCCAAGATCTGCAACATGAAATTGGTTATTCGAATTTGTTTAGGATGAGAGCCGCAAGTGGTAAGTTGTCAAAGAAGGTTGGTTTCCCGACAAATGATGCTTATAAACCAGAGTTGAATCGTTCCATATTGGACAATGTGGGAGTTGAGGACGATTGTGGTGTTGAGGTGTATAGTGAACGTTTGTACAACCAATTCCTGATTTACATCTTTTTGGGTAATCGAAAGACGGGTCATGTTCGTGGTGCGGGAAATCACAGTGACTTGGTTATTGCCTTTGGTTTGGCATTGTTCGGTATGGCCGATGCTGTTCAGGGTGTGCCTCAATCGTTGGTTCCGACACGTGGTGAACAGGTTGAGCAACCGACCATGGTGGACTTGAGAGCGCAGTTGGCCAATATGATTTCGCAGGGTGGCATGAATGCTTTGGTTCCTTTTATTACTGGGCCGATTGTAGATCCTCGGATGACTCCAGATCAAGAGTTAGCTAAGTTTATGAGCCAACTTGGCGGCATTCCGCTTGGCACCAAAGAAGCTCAACAAATATCGTTGGTCAAGAAGAAAAAGAACATCATACAATATCCACATCGTTAAGAAAGGGGATTTATGAGTAAGGTTTGGGGTGAACATAACTAAAACAGAGGTGATCCATGGCCATACAATGGCAGTTGTGGGATAAGATAAGGGCATATTCTCGTAAGGCCAATCTATATCGGTCAGACAACATATATCAGGATCAAAGTGCTCTTGACCGAATCGTATCTGGTGGAGATTTTATCGACTTTAGTAAACAATCTGCTTTGCTGGAACAGACCAATCTACAAATCAACAGACTTGAACGTTATAAAGATTATGACATGATGGACGAAGTCGGTGAGATAACTTTGGCGCTAGACATGTATGCTGACGAAAGCAGTCTTATCGACCCAGAAAGAAAACATTCGATTCTTGTCAGAGCTAAGAGCATGCGGGTTAAGCGTGTAATCGAAGATCTTCTCTATAACACTCTATTGATGGATAGAGATATTCGTCCGATGATTCGTTATCTCTGCAAATATGGAGACTATCCGGCTGAATTGGTACCAACTCGCAACAGAGATGGCATTGCATCGCTTCGCTTTATGAACGTCTATAACTTCACGAGGATTCAGACGAAGTTTGGTGATCTGGTGGGTTTCTTCTACCAAGACCCAACGACGATGACACCAGTTTTTCTTCATCCCTGGCAGGTGATGCATCTTAGGCTTACTAGTTTCGAGACGGCGTATCATCCTTATGGAAGATCAATTCTTGATGGCGGAAGGAAAGATTTTAAACGACTGCGGCTGATGGAAGATGCTGCGTTGATTTACAGAATCACACGTGCTCCCGAGAAACGTATATTCAGTATTCCAGTTGGAAACATTCCGCCGCAGCAAGTACCACAGTATATCGAGCTTATTGCTCGTCAGATGAAGAAGCACAAGTTTGTTGACCCAGCAACAGGGACTATAAATGAGCGCTACAGTCCTCTTATTCAGGATGACGATTTCTTCCTTCCAAAGAGGGCTGATGGCACTGGGCCGACAGTCGAGACGCTAAAGGGCGCTGAAAATCTCGATCAGATCAAGGACATCGAATATTTCAAGAAGAAAATGGTTGCAGGACTTAAGATCCCCTTTAGTCGTGTGGGTATCGGTGAGCAGAGCGAAGCTGACGGTAGGTCGCTTGCTTCTGTATCTCCTGAATTTGCGAAGGCTATCCAATGGATTCAGAGAGAGGTTACTATCGGCTTGAAGAAGGTGGTTATTGCTCACTTGGCAATGCGTGGTCATACGGTTGATGAAATAAGAAATTTTGATCTTTATATGACAGCAGCTTCTGCGATCGATGAGCTGTACCGCATCGAGACTTGGAATACGAGAGCCGATATTATTAAGAACCTATTGGATACTGACTTGTTCCCGAGGGATTGGATTCTTGAGAACTTTACTGATATGTCACGCGATGAAGTAAGAGAAATGCAAATGCGGCGTGAAGAAGGACCCATTGGTGAGAATAATGATCGGATTCTTGGTCAGATGCTTGTGGAAATGGAATCACTGGAGAAGAATCTGGCTGGCACACGTGTTCTCGACTTTGGTGATTCCCTCAAATGGTATGTCAATTCCAAGGAATTAGATGGTCTCCCTGACAGCAGTGGAAAGACCATGGTGGAAAACTCCGTTGATGAAACGGAAGTTAAGACTTTGAAGGAAGAGACATTGCGATTGTTGACTTTCTATGAAGGCACAGGAGATTCTTCTGATGATTCTCCTGAAGGGGAGTCAAGTAATGTGATATCGGAGGAGGATGTGAAAAAGGTGAATGCTAAGCCGTTGTCTTCTGCTTAGCTGTAAGACGAAAATTAAACTCTACTAAGGAGAAGCAAAATTAGAAATGACAGGATTAGAGTTCTCATAGGTGGCAAACATACTTGGGATTCAGAGGGAGAAATGACCATGACACATCAGAAACAAACTGCTGCATCCGCCGTTGAAATGGATGCTGGCAAGTTTCTGCACACGATCAACGCTGGTGCTCAATCCCAAGTTTCGCTTTTTGAAGAGCGAATCCAGAGGATGGGTGAAGAGGTTAACAGCAATTGGAAATTGCTATCCCTCCACGGCAATTTCCTCATGTTTGAAGATGTTGACCAGCACCGCTATTTCCAGGCTTCTATAACGCGACTCGCTAAGGGTCGAGTGAAGATCGACGACATCAAGGAAATCAGAGTCGTTGAATCGAAGAAAGAGAACTCATTCCGGAAGAATCTGACCGAAATGGTCGATGCTATTTCGGAAGAAGACACTTCGAAGGCCGATAGCGTCTTCAATCGCATTGTGAGCCAGCGTTTCCGCGCAAGTGTCATTCCGGCCAATGGCTTGATTGAGACTCGTGACAGGAAGGTTCGATACGTCAAGGTTGCTAAGGAAATCGCTACCGAATCTAATAAGCTTGAGCTTGTTAAGATTCTGCGCGAAGCACTGAGTGACTCAGTTCGCGTTACGCGTGGCCGGATTGTGGAAGCAACTTTCAACAATGAACCAATCCGATTCCCTATTAGCGAGTTGACCAGGCGGCGTGTTGTGGCGCGAGCAATGAAGGATATTGCTCAGAAGGCTTACTTCTCTGAGGGATTCCAGAACAGAATCAAACACGTTGGGGTATTGGTCTCCAAGAATCAACTGAAGGAAGCGGTTGAGAGTGTAACCAGCTTCCTGATGGAGAACCAAGAATTTTCGCTCTTGAACCTCACTGAGATGCAGACCCTGGTCGAGAACACCTTGGCGACGTTCGGGTGTTTTAATCTGGTTCTTGCTGAACATGTTTCGAAGATTCTTTACCGAACGAACTGCAAAGTGAATCATGACGCTATCGTTGAGAACTGGCGTCAGGTAGCGCGTCTGACGGAGTACGCGCCATTTGTAGAGAACGTTCGAACGTTGGGTGAGTCGAAAGATTTTGAAGGTGACTATCAGGACTTCCTCCACATGGTATTCGTGGAGGATATCTCGACTCAGCAGGCAAAAGCCAAGATGTACCTCACTTCGCTTGAGGGCATGAAGAAGATCCTTTCCCAGTCAGAAAGCAATCCAGAACTGGTTCGCGACATCGATGAATACATTGAACGCTTGTCGAAGTTCGGGAACGAAGCTGATGATGCAACTCTGATGGAAGTTGAGAGCCTTGTTGCGTCTGCAACGGACGGCTTGATGGATGATCTGCAGACCCTTGGCGATTTCAACAAGATTCCGGAACCACCACAGGCGCAGCCAGAACAGTTTGGTGGTGACCTTGGTGGGAAGACTGGCGATCTTGGTCTTGGCGGCAGTGGCGGTGGTCCAGAATTGCCACTTGATACCGGTTTGGGTGGCGAGGGAGAAGATCTGGAGACGCCTCCAAGCGAAGAGGAAGAGATTCCTACTCTCGGAGACGACGTCCAGAAGAAGGCCACAGCGATCAAGGAAGCGATTTCTGCCCTCACTGCCGAAGATCTCGGCAAAGAGCTTGCCCAGTGGTCCAAGAATCAGGGCGAGTACTTCGAGAAAGATGGACCACAGCTGGCCAAGCTTCAGCTTGAAGGTTACATTGAACGCGCAAAGGCGTTGAAGCAGGAAGAAATCGCGGAAGCCTTCAGCAAGATCCTAATTGGCAATACTCCTCTGACTGAGGATGAGAACGCAGACGTTGATGCTGATCCTTACTCTTTCGACCCACAGAAGGGTGAGATTGACAAGAACTACGGAATCTCTGAAGATCACACCACGTGGAAGAGCAAGATGCGTCAGTCGAAGCCAGGTGGTCAGATTGGCGGAAAAGAACCAGCCAAGGGCGACGCAATGGGTTGCCCCGACGAGGAGAATCCGAATGAGGCGGATGCTGGTCACCCAGGAGCGATCTTGAAGAAGGGCAAGGGCAAGATTGCGGAAGGCGTTGACTCCTGTGTCAAGTGCCCAGAGTGCAAGGCCGAATGCGAGATGTCGGAGTGCATGACTGAAGACGGCGCAGCTTGCCCAGAATGTGGCGCTCCGATGGAGTCGCAACTACTGGACACGTTGAATACGATCGAAGAGAACCTGAAGGACGAAGGTCATCAGATGGACCGCGTCAGTGACGGTGCTGGTGTCTCTGACCTTAAGCCCAAGGAGACTGATGCGAAGTCTGCTGTGGGCGGAAAAGGCAAGAAAGAACCGATTGAACAGCCTGGTGAGGGTGTTGCCGAAGTTGGTGGCGAAGTCTGCACTGGCTCTGGCAAGAAAGAGGGAATGGAACAGCCAGGCAAGGGTGTGGCTACGAGCGGTCCTGCGGAGGACCAGTTGAAGGCTGCTTCTCGCCGCAGAAAGATGGGCCTCAAGCGTTCTTCGATCAACCAACAGGAAGGCAAGGGCCAGGCGAAAGCACCAGTTGCCGAATCACAGACGACCATTGTGATTACTGACGAGCCTGTTGATGATGTTGTTTCGAAGATTGCCGCGAGCATGTCCAGTGACGAAGATATGCTCCCACCCGATGAAGAGGGTGATCTTGAGCCGATGGGTGATCTTGAGCCGATGGGAGCGGAGCCTGTGGGGGAGGTGGAGCCTCCGCTGATGGAACCAGAAGGCGAAGATCTGGGTGAGCCGCAAGGTGAAATT